GGGTTTCTGCATTTGTTGCTCGCACATTCGCGAGATGAGCTTTTGCTGCATTCAAAGCAGCGGTAGCTTCTGCATATTCTGCTTGAGCATTTAATACAGATGCTTGGCGGCTCGCTAAAGTTGAAGCCATTCCCTCTTTAATAGCAGCGCTCTTCATCAAAATTGCACGAGTGATATATCCAATACCAACTACTAAAGCCCCATCAGCAATTAAATCTAAATTACTTGCAAGAGTTTGAACTGATCCAGCTAATACCTGTGCCGCACCACTTCCCTTACCTGCTTCGCCAACAAATTTTGTGATCTCGTTGTTTAGGAGTGTGAGAGACTGCCCGATTGTTATATCAGTTTTAGCAAAAAGAGCATCAACTTCATCTTGGACATTTTTAAGTGCTTTAACGATTTCCTGTGAAGTGATTTTTCCTTCAGCAGCTACTGAACGTAATTCACCTACAGTAATACCCATACCTTTAGCAATAGCTTTTGCTAAAGCTGGTGTTTGCTCCATTACAGAATTAAGCTCTTCACCACGTAATGTGCCGCTTGCTAACGCTTGTCCGAATTGAACTAAAGCTGCATCAGCAGCTTCTGCACTTGCACCACTAATTGCTACAGCTTTAGAAACTGTTTCAGTTAAACGTGCTGTGTCATCCATTGTGAGGTTTAAAGTTTTGGCATTATCACTAAAACGCTGGTAGACCTGTAGAACAGAATCCCATGCTGAATAGGTTTTTTGAGCAATTCGGAAAGTGTCTTCCGTAGCTTTATTTAGTTCAACTTGATTATTAGTGACCAACTTAAGGCGGTTTTGTAGTCCAGTATATGTATCCATCTTTGAAATGGCAGAACTTACTGTTACTAGCCCAGCCATATACCCAGCTAGTGCTCGCGTAGCTACAGATAAGTTGTCCATAGACTTAGATGCAAACTCACCTTTACGCTCAATACTATCCAGTTCATTGCCTAGATTGCGCGCATTTCGTTCTGCATTTTTTGCATCAATTACAATGACGAGACGTGATTCTTGTGCCATCTTACTTTCCTCTAGGCAATAAAAAGCCCACTCAATGAGTGGGTTGTTAAGGTTGATTTTTGGGTTAGTGTTTTTGCTTAAGATGCGCTCTTGTTCTCGTGATATCTCAATATGCTGGCAACCTTTTGGAACAGATAGCCCACTAAGAATCCATTTAAGATTATCCCGATACCTGTAATAACCATGATTCCTGACCATACGGTCTCGGTGCCATAATAAGTTCTTGGAACTTCAACTCGGCCAAACACAAGTATAAAAATAAATCCAGATATAATACCTAGAACAATTAACCCCCATCCGATGGCATTGCAAACTTCACTTTCTTTCATTGTTTGATATTGTGGTGTGCTCATCTTAATCTACCTTGTTAAAGTTCTTCAAAACTTTGTAAGTAATATCTTGATTAGTGGCATCAATTACTTCCAATAAAGCACCTTTATAACCTATTTGCTTAGATTGGCTTAAATCATATTCAACATCATTATTGAATGCAGGACGTGCTTGATTACTTGAGAATTCACGGTACCCGACATTAATTTTATTTCCAAATTTTCCACTATAAATTAATGTTTGTTGGAAGGAATTATCTGATGCAATTGCTACTGTCTTCATAGTAGCTTGATGTTTATCAGTACAGTTTTTTGCATTAAATACTGTTACTACACAGAGCTTACCTTCAGTATCTAACATAACTACTTTAAATGGGTCAGCTAAAGGGTTTTTCTGAACCATCCCCCCACCACTGACAGTGTTGAATGGCTGAAAATATTGCCCTTTTTCATTTTTGCCTGTTTTTAAGTAAATGCCTGAAGTAAGTGAATAAGCAAAACTAATTTTAATATTTTCAGGGACGTTTAGAACTTCACGATCAACCACCATTCCCTGTTCAAGCATTTGATCCCCCACAAATGCTTTATTAACTGATCCAATTGGCGGTTTGCTTATATTTTTAGGTATAGCTTGATAATTATAGGCTGGAGTAGCGCACCCCACCAACCCAAGACCAATTAAACCCGCAGCTAATAATTTTTTCATGAATTCACCGTTTGTTATAAAGTGTACTAACTTTAACAAAGCGGTTACTGAATGTCACATAAAGAGAAACCACCCGAAGGTGGTTTCTATCAAATAAAACTAACTAAGCTATTTCACAATTGGTTTGATGCCATGAATGGTTATTTCCATATGAAAAACTAATTTCACTTGGAACTAATGTTCTTTCTTGATGATTAAGATTTTCAATTAACTGTCTTAATTCACCATCACCTTGTACGTGCTCTTGATATAAAGCACGGAGTAATAAATCTGTTGGTTTTCCAATTAACGAACGACCAGCTTCCCAGTGTCGAATACTAGATTCGCCAACACGTAAAAGCCCCGCAAGATTTTTTTGCGATAAATTTAGCTCTTTACGAAGAAATCTTATTTCTTCACCATTGAGTTCTGGCTTATGAGTTATTAAATATAGGCCTATGGCATTATGGAGTTCATGGACAGATTGGATTGATACCAATTCGCCAAATTCCTCATCATTTTCAATAGTAAAACCATTCTGTAGCCAAATATTACTTAAGCCACATTCTTCATAGTGATACATAATTTAGCCTACTCTTAAAATGTAGTAACTACGACTGAAAGGTCACCGTTCGCGGTCTCTTTAAATGCAACTGTAGCGGTAATATATTCACCAGCAGTACGAACAGAAACATTTGCTTTACAAGTTCCACGAGCATCCAAATATGGTCCCTCAGTGATGTCTCCATGTTCAAAACAGCAAATAATTTGCTTCATGGAGATACAGCGTTCTTTCATTCTTTCTTTTGCATGTGTAGTTAACTTGATCCTGCTAGTATCTCTAGCAGATGCTCTAAGTTTTTGTTTAGCTTCAGTTAATGTTAAACACATACAAGCAAACACCAAGGTTCTCAAAAGAGTAAAAGAATGCCGAACCGTCAAATATTGACGGTAAGGTGATTATTCATCATTTGATAATCACGCGCAATACCTTAAAGGTAATTTTCTGTCAATCCAGATCAAGTATTTTGTAACATCGACTGCGTTATTTTGAGTCGCGTTTAAGAACAACTGCTCAATTGTTTGACGTTTTGACCAAATTGGGCTTTGCAGCCCCTGGCAATACCCGATTTGGTCACTTACCTTTGCTTTTGGTTGATATTTTCTTATGCGCCTCATCCAGAAACAGGTTATCCAACGCAAAAATACAGTCATTAAAAATATGAGCAGCCACTGGCAAATCATTATGCTCTGCATAGACATTGATTGCCTGCTGATCTAAAGATAAAGGGATACCCTGCTCATATCGTCTGGATCTGCATATAGTGCTAAATGCCGAAAGAATGGATTCAGCCGCATAAGAATATTCTGGTGGATCCGGAATGTGGCCACCTAAGAATTTGATTTGTTCAATTTCGTGCGGCGTTTTCGACGCATACGTTTTTTGGTATTTGTAGAGCTCGATGACTTTCCCAGAATTAAAGCCTTGTCCTTGTCGGCTTCTTCCTGAATCTTCTGAGCCTGTTCTTTAATGAATAACCAGATTGAAATACCAATATCACCAAGATTAAGAAGCTTTGAGGCATTCTCAGGAGTGTATGGCTTTTCGGACTCAACAGTTTTACCGTCTACGATCTCGGCGAATACCACACCCTTCCAGTCTTCAATTAAATGGGCAGCACATGCATCCATTAAAAGTTCATGGTAAAGCTTGGCATTTTCATCTTTGACCATCACATCATAGCCTTTGGATGAAATCTGGTTTCCTGCTCGTTCAATAGCTACCTGAAAAGGTTTATAGGCAATACCACGGACTTTGAATTCTGCCTGTACCTCGCCATCAGCCCCCTTGTATTCACACCATTTTGATACGTCCGAGCTTTTAATAATTCCGACTTTTAAAGCCATAACAACCTCTAATTTTTAGAAATAAAAAAGCCCATGGGTTTCCATAGGCTTTGTTACTGAATAAGTTGATTACACAAGAGCACGTACAATCGTTGGACTGGTACGCACTTGGGCAAAATTGATATCTATTGTAATGATGTCATCACCGCCGCCATCCGGGTGATTAGCTTCCTTAACTTCAAGTTGCGGGAAATTAAACGAGTACTTACTGCCTTTTGTGTCTGTAATATCAAAGGTCAATGTAAATACATCACGGGTCTTAATGGCATCAATCCATGCGGCAGATGTTGCTGAAAACATGAAATTAGCATTTACGCCAATATCCATCATTTTCTCTAAGTAGAACTCAGGCGTGTACTTACCTGAACCGATACAACGGATCGCTTCTAAATTATTACTAAAGTTGATGGTAAGTGTCTGCAGACAAGCTTTCCCTTGAATTGACTGACCATTAATAAGTAGCTTTTCAACGTTTGGCATACTCACCAGAGGGCGAGTCGATGCTGGAATAGGATTTGTAACAGGATTAACCTGCTGTCGCGTAAATGAGCTACCTACTAAACCAAAGTTACCAGTGATTTTGCCTGTGGTCTGGATCGTCATTTCACCTGTATTCACTTGAATACCACGATAAATAAAGACTTGACCAATATCTTTAAAGACTTTTACCAAGGTAAGAGACTTACGTACTCCACCACCAAAACTTAAAGCATTTGCAGCCCAGTTATTGAAAGCGAGAACATTTAAGAATAAGTCAAAGGTACCTAGTGATAATTCAAACTCTAGTTGACCAGTTACTTCGGCTTCCGTTACAACAGCACCTTGGCGAAAACGTGAATCAACTACTTCACTGCTATCTTCAGTAGTAACGTTTTCAGTCAAACTATCAGTAACACGGCGAACAGTGTACCAGACTGGATTTGCCGGAGTAGTTCCTAAAACTGCTTCCTCACAAGCATATAATCGAATTTTTGCGCCTGAACTCATTTATGGTTCTCCAAAATTTAGGCATAAAAAACCCGCTTCATCAGCGGGAAGTTATAAAAAATGGGCGTAAAAAAACCCGCTAAATTTGCGGGTTTTTAAGATGTTGCATCTGTGTCGGAGATTTCTGGCGGTTCCACACCAATCATGGCTGCAGCTACTGCCTGAGATAAGTTAGTAGGCTGGAACTCCAATGGTGTTTCACTCAACGGTTCTTCAGGCTCTGGTTCGAGTTCTTCATGCAATCGAATATCAATCCAGCGAGTTTCTGGAATATCTACAGGATTATCGAAATCAGGAATAATTGAGGCTGTTTCGATATCAAATTTTTTCTTGTAGGTTTTTACTGCAATATCCCCATCTTCATGCTGCTCATAAGACACAGCAACAAGAACATTACCGTTTGCATCTTTAGGCATTTCAATGTACCAGCCTTCTTTAGCAAATCCGAGAGAACCTTTTATCAGGTAGTCACCTGTACCTAACTTTTCAAAGTTAATCGGCTGTTTTGAGGCATCTTCATTGAGTTCAAGTGAATCAGCAAATAGTCTTGCAATCGGTGAAGCTGCCTTGTAAACCCCGTTCGAATCAACAGTAAACCCCTTGGAGCGAAGTTCGCCAGAAGTCTCAACAGTAACCAACTTGCCGCTGGTCGCGCTGTTATCAGTTGTATAAACAACATTGTTCTTACTTGTATAAACGATTTGCTCGGTTTTACTGAGATTTTCAGTAGATGGGTTATAACTCCATGCAATTACTGCCATGTTATTGGCACGGGTTGAGGTGTAATATGGTAAAAATAACTCCGTACCTGTAAATTCTCCACGAGTAACCACGATAGAAGGTGCATAAGCAGCTATATAGGGATTTGTATAACTACTAGTGGGTGCATTCTTAAAACGAGTCTTTTGTCCCCCTGCTTTATAACCAGCATCAATATCATTTCCGGCTTCTGAAGTTGGAGATCCACCATAACCTAAGTTAGATAAACCATAAGAACCATAAGCTGCTACATTACCGCCTTCTACTCCAACACCTCTTGTTGCCGCTGGACCCAGCCCAATTACCTGAGTCCAGTCTGGAGTGAGGTTTGGAATGCCAGAAGCAAAAGGCAGCATAAATTGCCGCTTACCTTGAGAAGAGTTATATACAAAAGGTCGGTGGTCCCAACTGAATCTAAATAAAAGATTTGCCATTACGCTGTTACTCCATCAATCACTTGGAATACCAATGTTTCAGTATGTTGAACGACACCACCAACAACGGCCTTAATATCCATCTGACACAAACCCAATGGCCACGTTGCAGTACTTGCTCTGGACTTAACATTTAGCCACCCCTTTTGTGTACTCTGGTTTAAAGCTGTACAAGTGAAAGTTGCAACGGCGGTTCCATCCAGAGTTTTAACTTGCGAAGTAAAGGTATACCCCGTTAAATTGATTGCTCGACGTACATCATTGGCTGGATATTGCAGCGCTTCATCCATATCAACTAGCTGCAGATTTAAGTTGAAAGTGTCACCACGCTTAAAAACAAAATTGCTCATAAGTGATTCCTATAGACATAAAAAAAACCACCGATGAGGTGGTAGTGAATAAGGCATAAAAAAACCGCTTCTTAGCGGTCATTTAATTAAAGTAATTTAAGGTTTGTAATCTAAATCAACACTTACTCCAGTAACTACATTATGTTTAGTTCCACCAAGACTATTCACATTGGCCAAACGTATATTCACATCGGAAACACAAAGCTTATTTTCGCTTTGCCACTTCTTCAGTTCAACAGCCATAACATCTTCAAGATGTCGTTCCAGCTCTTGCCGTTTAATTTCGATTTCTTCTAAAGTCAGCATACATGACATATCAATTCACCTTAAACCCAATGCTCACATTATACTGAATGAAATCAGCATCTTTACCCGCATAAATAGATTGTCCATTCAAACATTCTAAGTGTTCGATTGTGAAATATTCAAAATGTGCCAGCAAAGCATCACCAAGAACCGTTAAAGCTTTTTCTCCCACATGAAGTCGATCAAAGCATTGAATCATGATATTACCGGTACGGCGTGTACATGGCTTATCTGCAATGCCTGAAATAAAGCTCGGGCCGCCTGCAATAGTCAAACGGCACCATATACCTTCTTTTGGAACCGTAAAGCTGGGTGCATTTGGATACTGAATTCTTTCCTGAGCAATGCCTGTGAAAGCTTGCATGTGCTCAATAATAGCTTGCCTTGTCTGCTCTAAAGTCATTGCCATTTTAGCCACCGTACTTTTGAGAAATAAAGTTAAACGTGAGGCCATAAATACCTTGTGGTGCTTGATCAGCCCAGCCGTTTTCTAAGCGCGGTCCATAAGCTTTATTGTTCTGGATATAAACCAAATTACCTAACTTAATCTTCATTGCCTGAATCGCTGCGTCGTTAATAGGGTTTGTTTCAGGTTCACGCACACCGTAATCAGCGGCTCCAACCGAAACAATATGTGAAGCACGGTATGCGCCAGTATCAACAGGACTTAAATTAACTAAGGATTGCACGGTATCCATGACAATATTCTTTACATGGTCTTCTGCTGCTTTAGATACTTCAAGACTAAAACTAGTCGGCTTTTTCCCCTTCCATCCCATGATTTACCTCACTAGCTTCGAACATTTCAAATAGGTCTTGAGCGATTGCCTGAATTGAATAAGCTTCAAATTCCACACTAGGCTCACGCTCACCCATTCTCCGTTTTACTATTTGCCAGATATGAACAGCTTCATGTAAAAGCAATCCATAAACTTGAATTTTATCTTTATCTGCAGTATCACCGATTTGGACAATTGCATAAGCACCATCTGAAAAAGTACTAACCTGTGCATCCGCTCCCATATCCAAAAATTGATCGGCTTTATCCATATCTTCAAATAACAAATCCATGTGTAGTTGATTTCGAGCAAGCGTGTACTGCACATGTTGGAAAGGCGAGATATACCATTCAGGAACATAATCAAGATTAACCATTTTAGCTCCTACACTTTTCGAAGCTGACATTTCCAGATTGTACTGGCTGGATCTTGTTGAATATGGATAACTCGAAATGAGCCTAAAGCTGTTAGCCATTCATCATCAATTTTAGGTGTCATGGACACTTCATTTTGAAGCACGGTAGCCTTCTTATCTGTGGCCAGAACTCCAAGTGTTTGGATCTCATATTGACTGTATGAGCCAAACAGAACGCCACGACCAGAATAGTTTTCTTTAACTTCGACATACGTTTCAGTTTTAGGATCCCAATCTTTTCTTGAAATCCGCTCACATGTAAAGGTATGAACGGCGTCCGCTAGATCTTCATTAAATGCTTCGGCAATATCTGCCTGAATTTCGTCACGTAAGCCCATATCATGCCCTATAAAGTGGTATGCCAAAGCCATTAAAACTTGCATTTGGATCTTTCAAATCAAGTGAATCAATAAAATCAATTGCTATCTGTTCAAAGCTTGAAATTGCTTCAGATCCGTCTTGGTATTCTTTTTCAGATTCAACAGAATCAGCTTTAACTTTCTTGCGCTTCAGCTGCTGGTCTTTGCCGTTATAAATTTCCTTGGCCAGAATTCCTTTGATAATTTCACACGAAGCATCTTTAAGAAGTGGATCAATTGGATCTGGTACAAAACCAATCCGTTTTTTCATCCAGACATTTGCCAGTTGAACCAGACGAGCTTTATCACTGTCTGGTGCAAAATCGCTGCCCAAAATTGAATTTGCGTCATCTACAGTAATAAAGCTCATTGCATTATTCCTTCGGGATTAATTTAAGGAGTTCTGCTTTTGTTGCAGATGGCTTGTAGCCAATGTTTTTACTAGCCAAATACTCTTTTAATTGATCATTTGACCAATTTTCAAAATCATTAGCTGCCGTTTCTGTAGCTGGATTTTCTTCCGCTTTTCCAGCTTCTAATTCAGCAATACGTGTTTGCATTGCAGGAATATCGTTTTTAAAAGCTTCAAATTCAGCTTTAATACCGACAACTTGAGCTTCAGCATCTTTGAGAGCTTTATCTGCTAAGACTGCTGCATCTTTTAAGCGTGAATTCTCAGATAACAACTCTGATTGGTTACCACCGGCCTGCTCTAAGATGGCAATTTTCTGCTTAAGCTGAGTGTTTTCTTCAACTACCTTTTCGCATTCAGCTTTTGCATCATCCATCACAGCTTGAAGTTCAGGGGTAATTCCCACTGCGACATTTACTGTGGCCAAAGTCGTTTTTTGTGGCTCTTCCAACTTACGAACTTCAACTGGAACTTCCAAAGATTCATAATCCTTTTGAATCTTTGGATAATTACCGTAAATAATTACCTCTTTTGCTTTCAAATTTGGGTTTTCATAATAGTCAGGGTTAGCAATAATGCCCGTCTCTAATGCAGCCACTGCTGCAATACGTGTATAGATAATCTTCATGGCGCTTTTCTCTTAATAATAAAAAAGAGGGCTTATTAGCCCCCTTAGATTTTAATTTTTAGGTTTTAACCAGTTGTCGCTGTACCCGATAAATCAAGTAAGGTACCTGCTGTCATTTTGTTGCTGGTCGCATATTTGATCCAGTTAGCACTTGAACCAAGTAATGTAAGGTCAGGATTTTCACCTTTCGATGTATCCCAACTATAACCAAGAATATCTAAGTTAAATGCACCTTCAGCACGCATACCGATTGCTAAGTTTTCTTCATCATTGATGTCATAAGCTCGGAAGCCCGGTACTTGTGATTCAGTTACAGTAACAGCGCCATACTGCAAGCCAAAAGCATCGTTATCCCCTACAGCATCAGTCACCAAGACTGGCTTACCTAATGTACCGGGTAAACCTCCATAGATAACGATTTCAGATTCACCATAAATTTGCTTAGTGATTGCATCATCGACAATATCGAAATATGTATCTGAGTTCATCACCCATAAACCAATACGGCCAAACTTATCACCAAACTTTCGCATACCACGAGTTAATGCTTTGCGGCCATCAACAACGATACTCCCTTTCGCAACCATGTCGGGATTGCTAGAAATAGCAGCTTTTAAAGAAGCTAAGCTGTACTCTAAACGTCCTGCAACCAATGCATCTGCAAGATCGTAACCAACAACCATAGCAAATTCTTCTGGTGTACGAGCACGGCGTTTAAATGCCTCTTCAGTAGATGCATAAGGACCATATTTATATGGAATTTTTACACCTACCGACTCACCAGCACCGATTTTTTCCGGAGTTACTTTTGCATTGGAGTTCACATCGCGATGTTTAATGCTACCACCAACTTTGTAGAATGCATTTTTATTGAAGTCACCTTGAATGATTTCATTACGATAAATAATCGCACCATTGGAAGCTTCATTAAAGACATTCAAATTGTCCTGTAAACGCTCTAAATAAGCAGTTTGAGCCAGTTGGTTGTAGATGATCATGTCGGAATTAACTGTTGTAGTCATAACTACTTATCTCCAAATATATAATGATTAGTTCGGTAGTTTTAGGAAGGCATCATTGCCATGTTCTTTGATGTATTCTGCTTTCTGAGAAACAGACATTTCACTGCGTTTCATTCCTGCAGGCGCTCTACCTTTGCCCCCACCTTGAAAACCGCCACCAGTTCCTTTACCACCTTTAAGAATTAAGTCTTTATGCTGGTATCCACCAACCAATGACTCTAAAGCTTCATCAACATTTGCAAGTTCACCGGGACGTACACGTGAATAAATCTTTTCACCGTTCTGATCGTATGCAACCACTTTGCCCTCTTCGATTTTGAAGTGATGACCAAAGGTCGCTTGCACCATATCCACAGGTACTGCAATGTTGTCTTGAATGTACTTAGAACGAGCAAAACCACCGCCGATAAGTTCTTTATGTAAAGAGGCTTCTAGAGCATCACGTTGCTCAACAATCGGAGCATATTTTTCTTCAACTGCTTTGATAGCTTCAGCTTTAACTTTCTCAACTTCACCGGCATCCACCAGCTTTTTATCGTCGAGATTTTGGATTGTTTGTAATGCCTTTTTAGCTGCCGCTGGGTCTTCAATTCCTTCAAAAGCTTTTAATGCTTTTTCGGCTGCTTCTTTGGCTTCACGTTGTGTTTTAGCTTCATTGTTTAAGCGTGCAATTGTTGCTACCGAGTGTGGTGCATCATGTGGCATTTCTTTGCCGTCATCATGAATATAGATCGGCTTATCGCCGTCTACTTCCGCATAAACTTTACCGTCGATTGTTACTGTTTTAAGTTTCATTGGTCATCCAACCTATATATACAAAATGGGCATCCGCCCGGATTCGCCGTTGGCATCCGCTTTCGGCAGGCAATAAAAAAGCGCCCTTTAGGACGCTTCATTTCTATAAATGATTATTTACTTAAAGCTTGGCGTACAAATGCATCTTTTGCTTCAAGTAGCTTTCTTAATCCTGTGGATTTTTCAGGCCCGTCAGGAAGTTGCTCATCCATTTGCCGAGCTAAATCACCAATTGGCTTACTAACTTGCTGCAAATGTTCAGGTAAATGTTCATATTGGAAATATTGGATAATAGGGCTTGGCATTTTCTTCTCACAAAAAAAGCACCCGATGGTGCTATGGTTTGAATTAGGTTTAATGCGGAATCTGTGCTTTGGGCTGTTTAAAGTTATATCCTAAAATAGCTATATATCTTGGAATCAACCTCCTTACAAATGGCACAACAATAAGATTTGTACTTAGGATGTATTGTGCTTGAGTCATAGTTACTTTTTTCACAATCCCAACTCCTTAAATGTCTGCTCATCCAACTTTCGAAGTTGGTCCAATGTGTATAACCGCCCCTCAGGATCGAAGAACTTATCAAAATCAAATTTTCCTTCCTTATAGAGCTTGTAACGCTTCGGCCCTAGCCACTCTTTTTGGAAGAAGTCATCTGTCTTTTTGAAGAACTCTTTAAATGTAGTGTTGGCATCTAGCTGCCCTATTAATTGGCTTCGCTCATCTTTTGGAATGTCCTTCACTCTTCGCTCATCCATCACATACGGGCGTTCTCCAACTAGCTCCCCGTCCTTCTCAACTGGTACGAGAATGCTGCGGCAATTAGGATGTAACGGCGGTACACGCTTTGCAGGATCATTAATCGCCCACACTGAACCATCTAATGAAGCGCAAAGCTTAGAAGTTCGGCCATCTAAAACGCTAACAAATCGGACATATTCAAAGCCAATTTGGTTGAAGCTATTTAGATAGGCTTGATTGGCTACATGGCTCCGTACAGTTCTTACGGTACGTTCAATATCCGTCTTGGTACCGTTTAAAATGCCATCCTCATAATTCAGCCGTTTGGTACCACGAATGCGCTGAACAATTTCTTGGTTAGTTTTGCCTGAATTAATACCATCTCGAATTGCATACTCAACCTTTTGACGGGCGCTTTCAGCAATTCTTGAAAGCAGATCATCGACAAGAGCGCCACCTGCCAACGGAGCTTTTTTGGCGGATAAAAATAGTTTTTCCCCGTCAGGCTTATTAATTTTTGCTCCATAGAGCTTGGCTACGTAATTAGCCTCATAAACAGCCAGCGCCGTAGCAGAAACGGCAAAAGCTTCAGGTAATGCTAAATTAACACTGGCAAACCATTGGGAAATCAAATCCCTAATTTCCCTTAAGTTCGAAGTTGTATATTTACCACCAGCTAAAGCAACTTTCTCCGACTCATTAAGCTCATCCAATAAATCCCGAAGCTTAGAAAGCATCTTGCTCGTATCATCATTGAATAAAGCCAATAGCTCATTTACCGTTTTCGATGAAGCACGATAAAGGTAGGCCTGGTGCTGAGTGAGTGCTTCAAATAGTTTTTTGATATCTGTTGCCATCTCACTCTACCTTTGATTTAAAGTTCCATCTTGCTCTGCTTCAACATTCTGTAGCTCTTCTTCATATTTTTGTTTAGGGAACATACCTGTTTGGTTGTATTCCCACCATGATTTAAATGAAGATCGGCCTTGTAAAGCTGCTTCAAATAACTGTCTAGCTAACTCAGCTAAATAACCTTGCTTGTTAAATTCCTGACTAATTTCAAATACCAATTCGTCCTTAGAGAGAACATCAACATCTGGCATTACAAACTTTGCTGCCCATCGTAATGCTGCTGACAAGGCTTCATTCATATTGACTACACAGAGCGAAAGAACTGAATGCTGAACGGCGTCATCGCTATTCGCTTCGGTGGCGGTCTTTTTACCCGCAGTACCCTTCTCAATTAAACGCGCCCCCATCTCCTTCATTTTTTCCCACTTATCTTTCATCGCTTCCCGGGCAAGAGTATTAGGGTCGGCTTGAACAATTCCTAATCCACCATTTTCAGGTAAAGGCAAAAGAACTTTCGCGCCAATATAGATGCCTCGTTTCTTCGCTTGGTCATACCACTCCCAATTAACACCTTTCGCATAGTATTGAGGTTGACCCATAAAAAAAACGGACTCTTGAAAGTCCGCACTGTCACGATAATGGGCTAAATTGAGATTGGCCAAAGGAAGTAATGGCGGCTTCTTAATCTCTTCAGAATTATCATTGGCTCCTACAAAGGTAAATGGAATATAAGTCCAAAAATTACCATTATAATCCGTTGGAAATTTCTTCTCTCCACCAAGCCAATTGCTCTTTTCTCCCTTTGTGTATACCTGTACTGAATAGATATATTCCCCATTACCCTCTTGCTCTAAACGAAGTACACGATATTGCTCTTGTTCGGTTTTACTAAAGCCATCAGCACCGCGCTCAGACCTAAATTCACGGATAACCACGAGACAAAGTTTTTTTTGGTTATCGACCATTACTGAATCCCAATTCACTACATCAAGGGCATTGAGCAAATGAATCATCGGATAGGCTTTTTGTGCTTTAAATTCCGCTAGATTACGAGCTGGTAATACATCCGGGTAATCTACGTATAAAGCGCAACGATAATGTTTTAATAAATGGCGAATACCATTTTGAGCCAGTTGATAAGTACTAAGGCCTGCTCCATTCGCATTACGTTCTAAATGTGCAAGTTCTGGAGGAAATTTAAAACTTGGATCAGTTGCAAAAGCTGCTCCAACCAAACTATTTGAGGTAGTACCAGTAACTTCATAAAAGACTGCACGGGTACGATAAGCCTCATAAGCGCTTTTATTTGCAGGTGATTTATCATGAGCATTTGGCATCGGCAAATATTTTTCACCTTTAGCCTTAACTGCATCTTCACCTTCACAAACATCATCAAGTTTTTGCCAGTATGGCAAGTTTTTAACATATTCAGGATGTTGAAAAGTTACATCACTCATCGTGCAAATCCCATATCAGCAAAGAAGGCTTCAAAACCTTCATGTAATTCATTAAACGCATCAGAGGCTGCATCCACTTGGTCATCATGTGTACCGTTAGGAAAGTGACGAAGCTCATCAATAAAGTCCTTATTCCATTCACCTTTGAGCATTCGTACATTTCCTACGTTAACTTGGGCCGCAAAGGGTTGTGCCCGTGTAAGCTTGTCACCTGAAATTGGCTTAGCTATCACGCTATAACCCGCAAGAAGCTTCACAAATGAACTAGCTTGCGATTTACCAGCTTGACCAGGATCTTGTGGTAGACGCACAGAAACTTTTTTCCCATCTATTTTTGCTGTTTGTTCTAAACGCTTATTCACATTGTCTGGACCAAGCTGTCCTCTTGTAACATCGACAATGTAAGTAAAACCATCTGCGCCTAGAGCTTCTCGCACACCTACTGTAAAGTCGCCTTCATTTTCGGTTGCCCCGAAGTCCCAAGCCCTAACTTGTTTCAATACATCTGCAGGCAAAGCATCAACAATTTGAATATTGTCGGGCTTAAAAAAACCGCCTGCTGGCGGTGATGGCATTTGTCGATATTGCCCGGCAAAAACATACGGCGCAGCTTGCTCCATTTGCCTCAATTTTTGAATATTGTGTTTTGCTGGCCATAGTGCCGAACCGTCTTCCTGAATAGCAGAAAGACATAGATGCTCCCACACTTCACCATTACCACCAGCTACAGGAACGCCGTCTTTTCTATCACCTAGCAACCATCCAGCCAAATCATCTTCATGTAGACGCTGCATGATGACGATAATCGGTGTATCTGGTGAGTTAGTACGCGACTCAAGGGTGTTTTGGAACCAATCAATTACCCCTTCTCGAATAGTTTTTGATGAAGCTTCATGTGCTTTATGTGGGTCATCAATAATAATGCAGCCACCAAAGCCTTTACGAAGTTTTCCCGCACCAAAACCGGTAATCGTACCGCCTGTACCAGTTGCATAGCAGACCCCGCCTTGAGAAGTTCTCCAGAAGTCTTTAGCCTTACTATCATCACGCAATGTAAGCTCAGGAAAGACTTTCCTATACGCCTCTTCTTGCACAAGAGTTCGTATTTGGAAGGCATTGTTTGCGGCAAGCATTGCCGAGTAACTGATATGAATAAACTCACAGTCTGGATTCTTACCAAAACACCAAGCCATGAAATTAATTACAGCAATTTCAGTTTTAGAATATCGTGGTGGAACGTTAATAATTAACCGCTTTATCTCTCCGCGATAAACTTTCATTAAAGCTTCGCAGATTTCTAAGTGGTGCCAATTTTGCATCCATTTATAACCACGGCGCTCCTTAAACATGTACCTTGTGAAGAAATATAAATCTTCTTGCGCCTCGATCCGGATGGCTTTATCCCGAGCCGCATCAGTACTCATCTAAGACTTCCCTCCGCGCTTTTAAGTAATCTTCCATTGGAACTGGAATTTCTGAATTAACTGTTTGGACTGGACCGCCGTCTTTGCCTGTAATTTCTTTTCGATTGGTATAAAGTCCACCAACCTCTTTAGCTGCCTGCTCTAAAAGGCTCGGCACAATGACTGGGTTTTCTTTGAATTGTTCATGATCGATGAACCGTTGTAGACGCTTGAGGCGGTAGGCAATATTTGCGATTGGGATTGCGCTAAGGTTGTCGTTCATTTCCTTGCGCACTCTGTAGAACTCAGTTTTAAATTCTTCGCTTAAGTCCTGCCCTGTTTTCTTTGTTGGGTCGTATGCTTCACATTGCTGTTTGGTTACGGTGATACCAAATTCTTCTTGGACGCCTCTTGCTGTTTCACTAGGTGTCTCATAGGTAGCAAGTGACCGTACTATATAGAGTTTCACCCGTTTATTAAGCCTTGCCATTTATCTCTATCCGTCCAAGTACGTCCAAGTAGAGTGGCAAAAAAAATTTAAACCACCTTTAAGTTACAAGTGCCACAAGCGTAATGAACATCAGCACGTGTGAGCTGAGGCCTTTTATTAGCTGCTTCGACCATTCGTTTAACATCCTCAGTTGCTCCATATCGGCGAACAACACCTGTAAATTCTTCAACATCGTGACCTTGAATAGCTAACTTAGGCATACCAGTTTCTCTGTTATATGCTGGTGTTCCGTATTGGTCCTTCTTATGTGCAATGTGATAAAGCTCGTGTTCAACCAAAGCACAAAAGTTCACATCACTTGCTATACGTGAATATGAAGCATCAAAAGTAATTAAGTATTCAGGTAAATAATTGAACCACTGGATGTATTGTTCTTCTTGTCGTTCTTTCTTCCAACCACCAGCATTGATCATGACTTTTTCAGTAGTACCGATAACCTGACGTCCCTGCTTTTTAAAGCCAGATCTAGCCCACATCACAGCAATATCGGGATATCGAAATGAACGTAAGTGCATGTGATCAGGATTAAATAATTTCGATTTTGGATCTAGAAATACTTGTTTAATCCATTCCCATATTTCTGGAGCTGGTGCAAAGTTTGGTGTATCCATTTCAAAAAGCCATTCTGGAGGCATTGGACGAACAGGAACATGAAAGCCAACTTCGTTTTTCATAATTACTCCAGAAATAAAAAAACCTCCTTTTCGGAGGCTTATAATTAACTAGACTTCGATTCCTTATACGTCATAAAAGCATCTACATATGAAACAGGAATCTCAACAACTTCAAGCCTATAATTAGCTATTGATCTTTTTAGGGGAGAATCAAGCCAAGCTGTAGGTACTTCTTTTTTAATCTTTACACATCTATTTTCAATATTACCTTGATTAAATTGCTCTATTGCTTGAAGAAGATCTTTTTCTTCAAATAACTTAAATTCATGACCATATTTGGGAACTAAAATAGGTATACAACCACTGAGTTGATTTACAGCTTTTAAAGTATAATCTTTATTAGCCATATCCCCACCATTAAAACGTTTACCATGAATGAATGAGGCCGCATCTGCTTCTATTAAAACAAATTCAGGTTCAGTACCATATTTTTCGCTATAGTTCCTTCTAGCCTCTTCAATTCTATTTTCTACTGTCATTATTCTTTTCCAAAATTAAAAAAAATAATATATTTCGAAATTGTAAAAATATAAAGCCCCGCCAATAACTAGTATGTAGCGG